TCTTGTAAATCTGCACTTCTTTTAAGTATATTCCACTTACCTTGCGACATATGTTTTCTAAGTTTTCTTTCACTTATATCATATTTTGTGGCAACATCTTTTAATGAAATATCACTTGTTATATATTCTGCTCTTGCTTGTCTAATCTTTTCATCAACATCAAGATATTCGTCACTATCATCATTCACTACAACGGCAGTTTCAATAACTAAATTATTTTCTTTTTTTTTAGTAGGAGATGTTTCTGTATCTTTATTTTCTTGTTGTACGTCATTAATATCATCTAATGATATTGTAGCTACAACTTTCTTTTCTTGCACCAATAATCACCCCCATTATTATTTTAACCAACAATTGATACCCCTTAACTCAATTGTACTATCTCCAACCAAATCATTATCTATATTAAATGATGGTAGTGGTGGATAAGCCATTGCTGGGTTTCCTTGTCTTTGTTGTCTTAAATCATCATATCTTCTTTTTAATTCAATTCTTTCTTGTTTAGTATACATATATAAATCTATTGTAAAATCCATAATAGATACACTACCTTTAAAGTCATAAACATTATAATCTCCTAATCTTACTTGGGTTGGTTGGATTAATTGTTTTGCAATAAATACGTCTTTTATATATGAACTATTTTTATTAAATATATTTATTGAACATCTATTATAATTTTGCGTAAAGTCATTTTCATATACTCCACCAAAATTAGTTTGTATAAATGGTAAATTCAACACTAATTGCGAATGTAACATATTATATGGAGTAATAGAATAATATTTATTACCACATATCAAGTCTTGACCAAAACCAATAATGATATTATTATTCTTAAATTCAATAGTTGTTCTTCTAAATAAATTTTCTCCAACATATTCAAATACTTTAAATTCCTTTGTGTTATTATTTGTAGTACATATTAAAGAGTTTCTATTATTTATTACACTCTTTGTTAAATATATATAACTAAATTTATCGTGCGAATATTTATCAACTGTTATGTTTGTAAATTGAACAACACCATTACTATACGTTGGTATTATTGAACGAAGTATACCAGTAACATCTATATAATAAAGTATGTCATCAATTAATGTTACGATTCCAGTTGGATTATTTGTACTTGCTATTCTTATATTTTGATGTTGTGCAGTAGCCATTTCACCATAACTGAATATATATATTCCTTCTGTTGATAAAACATATATACCATTTCCAGAAACAAGTTTCATAATATCGCTTTGATTTCCTTCTATCGTTGATGGTTTAATATAAAATCCACTATCTTGTTCTACTCCAGTTCTAAAATCTGTTATATCCAAAACCTTAGAAAAGTATAATTTATCTTTAGTTGCAATACATAAACGAGATTGAAATTCACAAAAGTCTATTATATTATCTCTATTCTTTATAAAGTTTTCTTGTGTTCCGTATGTTATTTCATCCGAAACACTGACAACTTGTGGATTATTAAAATCTTGTATTGCAAATAATTTTGTATAATAATCTCCACCATACTTTACATCTGTTACTTTATAGGCGTCCCTAAAATCAAGTGGTCTACCATCAATAAAATATCCTTGTCTTTTATTGGCGTCTATTTTATTAAATGTACTCATAACAA